AACAACATCTGGTGCAAATGTTACAGTTACGCCAAGTAACGGTATATTGTTATTTCTAACCGGGAACACGACATCATCCTCACGGAACGTGGTGTCTTATGGTATGGCTACAATTATTCAAGTTGAATCAAACACATGGATGATTAGTGGTTCTGGAGTAGTATAATGGGCGCATTAATGAGTATGGCAGCTGGTAGTATTGCTGCACCGTCTGTAAAAAATCCAACATACTCAATAACAAATCCAATTGGAAATCAAGTCAACGAAGGTACGGCTTGGGATTTTTTCATTACAACAACCAATGTAAATCCTGGAATTATCTTATACTGGACTATCGATTTTAACAATTCAACAAATGCTGCTGATTTTGCGGTTACTACTGGAAGTTTAACTTTAAGTAGTAATCCTAATAATAATCAGTTTGTTGTATTCTTCTTATCAGACTCTTCAACAGAAGGCGCACAAACATTTAAAGTTGATATTAGAACTGGTTCTAATACTGGACCTATTGTCGTTTCGAGTAATTTAATAACAATTAATGACACAAGTAGATGAGTAAATTTGAAAAATCTATGGAAGAAATCTTTGATGTTGCACCCTCAATTAAGACTCCAGTTGTGCAAAAAGAATCACCAAAAGATATTGTCGAGATTGCTTCCATCTCAAAAGATCTTGAATCAGATCTTGAGAGAGATTATGCTGACTCAAGAAAAACGCTTCAGTCTCTTGTTAGAAAGGGTAATGATGCCATAGATCATCTATTAGCAATCGCTTCTGAGACTGAACATCCTCGTGCATTTGAAGTTGTTGCAACTCTGATTAAAAATACAGCAGAAGCAAATGAGAAGTTGATGAATCTACAAAAGTCATTTCGTGAACTGAAAGGACTAAAGAACAAAGAATCGAATGTCACGGTTGACAAAGCAATCTTTGTTGGATCAACATCTGAATTATCTAAATTGTTAAAGAGAAAGAATGACGATTAATAAAGATTCGTATCGTGATAATCCATTACTCAAACGTGCTGGTGTAGAACTTTCATACACAGAAGATCAAGTAGAAGAGTATATCAGATGTTCTAAAGATCCAGTATACTTTGCAGCAAAATATATCAAGATCGTCAACGTCGATAAAGGTTTGATGAACTTTGATATGTGGGATTTTCAGAAAGAAATGATTAAAACATTTCATGAGAATCGATTTGTCATAACTAAATGTCCTCGTCAGGTTGGTAAGACAACAACATCTGTCGCTTATCTACTTTGGCTAACTCTATTTGAACACTCACAGAACATTGCGGTTCTTGCAAACAAAGGTTCTCTTGCGCGAGATATTCTTGCAAAGTATCAGTTAGCGTATGAAAATCTACCTATGTGGATGCAACAGGGCGTCATCACATGGAACAAGGGTAATGTAGAACTAGAGAATGGATCTAAGATCATTGCTGCATCTACATCATCATCAGCGGTTCGCGGAGGATCATTTAACGTAGTTTTCTTAGATGAGTTTGCATTCGTTCCAGCAAACATAGCGCACGAGTTCTTCAACTCAGTCTATCCAGTTATCTCATCTGGTAAAACGACAAAGATTATTATTGTTTCTACTCCTAATGGTATGAACTTGTTCTACAAGTTATGGGTTGATGCTATCAATAAACGAAACGGATACAAGACGTTCGAAATTCACTGGTCGATGGTGCCTGGGCGAGATGAGAAGTGGAAAGAAGAGACAATCAAGAATACATCAATCGAGCAGTTTAGGCAAGAGTTTGAGACAGAATTTTTAGGTTCAACAAATACATTAATCTCTGGTTCTAAACTTGGAATGATGGTATATAATGATCCAATTACAAAACATGATAATTTAGACATCTATGAGTATCCAATTAAAGGTGATGATGAAGTTAATAAAGATCACATCTATGCAATCACAGTAGACGTTTCAGAAGGCAGAAATCTAGACGCATCTGCCTTCTCTGTATTCGACATATCGACTGTGCCATATAAACAAGTTGCGAAATATAATAGTTCTATTATAGCACCAATGTTATATCCAACCATCATTTATAATACGGCGAGACTATACAATGATGCATATGTGTTGGTTGAGATAAATAATACCCCACAGATTGCAGACATTCTTCATCAAGATTTGGAGTATGAAAATCTACTGAAAGTGGCAACAGGTAATAAGAAAGCACAAGCAATCTCTGCTGGTTTTGATCGCGGCACTCAATTGGGTCTAAGAATGTCACCTCTTGTAAAAAGAATTGGATGTTCTAACCTAAAGACTTTAATCGAATCAGACAAATTATTGGTGCACGATTTCGACACCATCTCTCAACTGACAACCTTTGTCTCCGTAAATAACACATTCAAGGCAGAAGAAACTGCAAATGATGATTTAGTAATGACTCTTGTATTATTCGCATGGTTATCTACTCAGAATTTCTTTAGGGAAATCGTCAACCATGATCTGAGAAGACAGATGCAGTTGGAGATGTTAAATCAATCGAATGATGATGTTCCATCGTTTGGAATATACGACGATGGACTTGAAATTCCATACATCCAAGAAGGTGGAGATGTATGGTTAACCAACGAACAGTATGGAAAAATGCAAAATGTTTTCGAACTATAACTACAAATCTACTGTTTCATAAATACAACATAGATTATTACTGCAAATTTATCAGTATAAAACAAGGAGAATAAAATGGCATTTCAATTATCTCCAGGTGTAAATGTTTCTGAAATCGACTTAACCACAGTTGTTCCCTCAGTTTCAACTACAGCCGGTGCATTTGCTGGAGACTTCGTGTGGGGTCCAGCAGGAAAAGTAAAACTCATCACACATGAGACAGAATTGGTTAATTTATTTGGTCAACCATCAGCAAATGCTCAGCAGAGCAATACTGCAACATCATTCTTTACAGCAGCCAGTTTCTTGGCATACGGTAACAATCTCCAAGTTGTTCGTGCAGTAAGTTCTAATTCTAAAAATGCAACGGCTAACACCGGAACTGGCGCCAACACATCAGTTGGTTATCAGTTAAAGAATGAAGATTCTTATGATTACATCGTTGTAAACGATACACCAACTCTGAATACTGCATTGTTCATTGCTCGATATCCTGGTGATATTGGCAACTCATTAAAAGTTTCCACTTGTGTTGCTGGTAATACAGCAGCATTCACATCTTGGACATATAACAATCTATTCTCAACTGCCCCAAGCACTTCTGCATATACATCAAAAGTTAATGGCGCAAACGATCAAATCCATATTGTAGTTGTGGACGAAGACGGTCTAATCTCTGGCGAAAAAAACACAGTTCTAGAAACATTTGGATTTCTATCCTTAGCATCGGATGGATCATATGATGATGGTTCTTCTGCATACCTATCTAATGTAATCAGAGATCGATCAAAGTACTTGTATGTTGGCAACACATCATTGATCACTGCAAACGCAGGACAAATTGCTTCAAACACAAATTTCTCACCATCAACAAACACTGTGCAAAACTTTTCATTTGTCGGTGGAACATATGAAACTGCATCTGATGCAAATCTAGTCTCTGCTGTTGATTTATTCGCAAATGTGGATGAAGTTGATATTTCGTTGTTTGTTTCTGGTGGTGTAACAACTACTGTACAACAACGTATTATTAACACAGCAATCTCTCGTAAAGATTGTGTTGCATTTATTTCGCCTCCTAAATCAGCAGTTGTTAATAATGCTGGTAATGAAGTAACTTCGATTGCTTCATGGTTCTCTTCACTTGGTATCGCAACAACTTATGCTGTTGCTGATTCTGGATGGAAGTACATGTTTGATAAGTATAATAACACATATCGCTGGATTCCACTAAATGGTGATATCGCTGGTATTTGTGTTCGCACAGATGACACGAGAGATCCATGGTTCTCTCCAGCGGGTTATTCACGCGGTGGTATCAAGAACGTTGTCAAACTTGCTTGGAATCCAAATAAGACTCAACGTGATTATCTATATCAGTCTGCTGTTAATCCAGTTATCTCCGCTCCTGGACAAGGAACACTATTGTTTGGTGACAAAACTCTAACTCTACAACCTTCTGCATTCAGTAGAATTAATGTTCGTAGATTGTTCATTGTTCTAGAGAAAGCAATTGCAAACGCTTCGAAATATTCACTGTTCGAGATGAATGATGAGTTTACGAGATCACAATTTGTTGGACTAATTGAACCATTCTTACGTGATGTTAAAGGTCGCCGCGGAATCTACGATTATCGTGTCGTATGTGATGAAACAAACAACACAGCACAAGTTATCGACAACAACCAATTCGTTGGAGACATCTACATTAAACCAGCACGTTCGATCAACTTCATTCAATTGAACTTCGTTGCTGTTAGAACAGGTGTTAACTTCTCCGAAATCGTTGGTGGTGTCTAATAAATATAAAAAGATATAGGAGATAAACATGGCATTTAGCGTAGGGGAATTTAGAGCCAATCTAATTGGAGATGGTGCTCGTCCTAACCTGTTTCAAGTTTCAATGAATCTTCCAACTTACACAAGGGAGGCTGCAGGGACTAGTCAAGCATTAACTTTTTTGGCTAAGTCGGCACAACTTCCTGGATCAACTGTTGGCACCGTTCCATTATTTTATTTTGGACGCGAATTGAAGTTTGCAGGAAATAGAAACTTTGCTGATTGGACTATTCAAATTATCAACGATGAAAACTTCAAGATTCGTAGAGGCTTTGAAAGTTGGATGAATGCGTTGAATTCTCACACAACTAACTTGAGAAACGGCCAAGCTGTTTCCCCAACGTCATACACAGTTGACGCTAAAGTTGATCAATATAATAAAGTTGGTGGAATTATCAAATCATATAAATTTATTGGTACCTTTCCTGTCGATATTTCACCGATTGATCTAGATTGGGGTTCGAACGATTCTATCGAAGAATTCTCAGTAACTCTAGCATATCAGTGGTGGGAATCAGACACAACAAATTAATATTGATGGGAGACATTACGGTGTCTCCCAATTCTTTGTATATGAAGGAGTAGTATGGCAATAAATCTATTTGGTTTCCAAATAACCAGAAACAAGACTAGTTCAGAAGAACAGTCACAGAAAACATTTACGCCTCCGTCCAATGAAGACGGTGCTCTTACTATCTCTGCTGCTGCCTACTATGGAACATATGTTGATCTAGATGGTACGGCAAAGAATGAGGTTGAATTAATTTCTAGATATCGTGAAATGGCAATGCAACCAGAAATCGAGGCAGCAATCGATGATATCGTCAACGAAGCAATCATTCAAAATGATGATGGCAAATCTGTTCGACTAATTCTGGATGATCTAAAACAACCAGAAAAAATCAAGAAAGCAATCGAAGAAGAGTTCAATGTAATTCAAAAATTACTGAATTACAAGAATATGGCAGCCGATACGTTTCGTAGATTCTATGTTGATGGTCGTCTATTCTACCATGTCATCATAGATGAAACAAATCCAGCATCTGGTATTAAAGCACTTCGATACATTGATCCAAGAAAGATTCGTAAAGTCAGAGAAGTCAAAAAAGATAAAGATCAAAACACAGCAGTTGATGTTGTATCTACTGTAAATGAATACTACATCTACAACGATAAAGTAGTATCTGGTTCATCTTCTAGTTATGGTCCGGTTGGTGTCAGA